AACTAATATAAACGACGCCATGGAGCAATTAACAATCATGATAAATTACCACCTTGATAGGGAAAATGAGTTATGACAGACAAAGAAATCCTAGAAAAAGCTATTCAAAAAGCTATTGATGGTGGGTGGAAGACATCCGTAGGTTTTCGTCTAGTAGAACCACCAGGTATTAACACCTTTCTTATAGAGTGGAGTTTAGCCGACGACGAAGAAGAATACAAGTTGTATGAACCATACGAAGCCGTTATCTATAACCACCAATTTGCTAAAGCACTATGGAACACTCCGAGATTTGCACCCGCAGGCTCAATACACTTTGAAACCAGAGACGGGTTATCTGAATGGCAATACCACCTGAAAGAGATGGTAGTATCACCCGACCCTATACAATACCTAAAGGATAACCTGCGTGACTAAACAAGAATTGGATAACATAGTAGACCTTATGGTCAACACACTTCCTTTTATAACCCCTGCTATGCCAAAGGATATACGAGACCGAGCCAAAGAACTAGGCGTAAACCATTCACTCATAAATGCCGTGATAGACACTAGCCCTTATATGGCACGCCTATGGTACGTTACATCAGACATAAGAAACGGCAAAACGCTGGCTTCATTGCTGACAAACTTCTCCTACAAACTAACTAACGAACACTACCTTAAAGCAACAATCTTAAATGAGTTGTATAATCAAATATTCCTAGGGTTTATCCCAGCTAATAAAGTAGGAGAAATCTTTGAACGACTTGACGGTACTAAGACTATCGGTCACATTGCTTTCGATATTGGGTACTACGATGTATCAACAGTCAAGATGGTAGACATTATCAAAGAAGCTATAAAAGCTAACCCACAGTCCGTAGATGACTACAGGAGCGGCAATCAAAGGGCATTAGGTGGGATCATGGGCTATATCATAAAACACCACAAAGGCACTGACATGAAGCTTGCAGGAGAACAACTAAGGAAATCAATAACAGTCAGCAATTAGCTTTACAACCACAAGTACTATACTGTATAATAACTACAGACATAGTAACCAAAACGAGGAGCTACATACTTAACATGGGACGATCACTTATTGAATTAAAAGATTTACCTGAATGGGAATCTACAATGTTAACTTTAGCAAAAGAGGGAGCTAGCATAGTAGAACTAGCTAATGAGTTAAACATAAGCAGAGATACATTTTACGAGATAGGCAAAAGAGAACCTATTTTTTCCGACACCGTAAAAAGATGCAAGGCATTATCAGAGGCATGGTGGGAGCGGCAAGGTCGTACTCAACTACAAAACAAAGACTTTAGTTACACGGGTTGGTACATGAATATGAAGAACCGATTTGGCTGGAGGGACAAGAGCGAATCAAGCGTTACTATACAAGAAGTAAAACCAATCTTAGGTGGTAAGACAAACGATGTTCCAACTGACAACGGCAACGAATAAACTCTTAAAGCTACGCAAGCGCATTAGAGCTGTAGCAGGAGGCACGTCAGCAGGTAAGACTATATCTATCCTTCAGATACTAATAGACCAGGCTCAGAGTGACAAGAAGCCTACACTTACATCAGTTGTATCAGAGTCCTTCCCACACCTACGCAAGGGTGCAATGAGAGACTTCCTTAACATCATGCAATCACATAGTTACTACAGAGACGACAGGTGGAGCAAGACAGACTTTACCTATACATTTGAATCAGGCAGCACACTAGAGTTTTTTAGTGCTGACCAACCAGGCAAGGTACGTGGGCCGAGACGAGACAGGCTATTTGTTAACGAGGCCAACAACATTAACCAAGAGACGTTTGAACAGCTACTACTTCGTACAAAGGAGTATGTATGGGCTGACTGGAATCCTGTNTCAGAGTTTTTTATGTACACGGAGTATATAGATAAAAGACCTGATGTTGACTTCGAGATACTTACATATTTGGATAACGAGGGACTAGATGCTTCTATTATTGGCGAAATCGAATCACGCAAAGGCAATAAAAGGTTTTGGCAAGTCTATGGATTAGGGCAACTTGGTGAGGCAGAGGGACGTATATACACTGGCTGGCAAGTCCTTGATGATATACCGCATGAAGCACGACTAGAGCGATATGGACTAGACTTTGGTTATACTAACGACCCGACATCAATAGTAGCGATTCACTTCTATAACGGTGGTTATATACTTGATGAGATTACCTATCAGAAGGGACTAAGCAACAAACAAATAGCAGACATATTAAATAACCTACCTAAAGCTCTTGTAGTGGCAGATAGTGCAGAGCCAAAGAGCATAGATGAACTAAAACTATACGGCATTAACGCTATTGGAGTAACAAAGGGCGCAGACTCCGTAACACAGGGCATACAATATGTACAAGACCAGCGCATCAGTATAACTAAACGATCTATTAACGGACTAAAGGAATACCGTAACTACTTATGGGATGTTGATAGAGAAGGCAAGACATTAAACAAGCCGATAGACTTATGGAATCACTTTTTAGACGCCACACGCTATGGGTTTGATGCCTTACGACCAAAGAAAGCACCACGCCAGCAAGCAAGACCAGTTAGGTTAAAGTTCCATGTCTAGTCCGATGCACGGCAAGACAATCGCTACTGTTACCTATTACGAGGGTGATATTATAAACACTAAAAACGAGATAGAACAAAGCCTGTATAGTACCAAAGAGAATCTGCTTAAAGATATTATTGATGCACTACTTGTCTTAAACAGCAAAGAGTCTAACAAGCTTGATTTAGAGATATGTATTGATAATAAAGGAAGATACAGAATTATAAAGAAATGGGTTGTATAGCTAAACAACTTATGCTAATGTACTAATATAGACAGAGGTCTGCCATTGCGCGAACTGTAAAAGGTTTACAAATGGCATACATCAACAAAGCAGACCTCAAGACTTTATACACAGACAGCAAGACGGAAGCGCACATCTGGCGTGAGGATTACCCATCATACGAACGACTTGCTGATAACGGACTGCTTGAAGGACTTGACCCCAACCTCCCCGAAGTAAACGATGGCTCACTTGCCGCTGCACTCTTTAAGCTACCTAAGCGTATCGTATCATCTAAACTATCAGGGACTATCAAAGCAATAGACCGTGACGAAGCGTGGCTATCTGAACTTGCCAACCTACAATGGCGTAACAACATCATTCCCAACGCTAACTCACAAGCACCATTCTCCCGCAAATGGAAAGATGCAGTCCGCAAGGCAGCTATATACGGCTCAGTGCCTGTTATTACCCTATTCGTTAAGCGTGGTGAATACACAGGCTCAGACTTTATTATTGCTCAACCTCAAGATGTTACCTTAGAGCCTGGTAAAGTGTCAGACTACGACTCTGATGTTATCTTCTGGGATGTCTACTACACGAAACTTCAACTAGAGAACATGATTGAGGAAGCCAGAGAAGAGCTAAAAGAGAACAAAGACGGCTATAATAAATGGAACATACCAGCACTTGAGAGAATCCTTGCTACAAACAACCTAGAGGAACGCTCAAGCCTTGACTCACCAAAGCAGGAACAAGACAAGCAAGTTCGAGCTAAAGGGTTTAAGTTCTGTATTGCTGTCCAGCGTGGCGTAGAAGCACCATTCTATATGTACCACAAAGCCACTGATGAGACTGTTCGTGAGTGGAAGAACCCAGACCCAACAGGTGATGTACCCATTCACTTCCTCTACTGCTACCAAGACTTTATCAATCCATATGGTATCGGTATCGTTAAGCTTGCAGGTGGAACACAGAACGTGCTTGATTATATGCGTAAAGCTGACGTACTTGCTACCCAACTAGGGTTACGACCACCTATTGCTATTGAGGGCGACCAAGATAGTGTTGACCTTGACTCGATTGTTTATGCAGAAAATGCCGTATGGTTCACAGGTAACGCTAAGGTACAACGTCAAGAGCTTGCTAACGGTGTTTACACTCAACTACCAGCACGTATGAGTATGTACAAAGCGTCTTTATCAGCCTTAATCCCTACAGGTGATACATCTACGTCTCAAGGCGAAGGTGGCGATCCTATCGGCTCACGCACACCAGCGGGCGTAAAGTTCCAAGCTGCATCTCTTTCTATTGACGATGAGGACTTCAAAGATAATCTATACATTACATACGAAGCAGTTGCTAAGTCTATGGTTAACACGCACTTCGCTAACATGGAAGGCACAGACCTGATGAAACTATCAGACGATGAGCGTAAGATCCTTACCAAAGCAGGTATGAAGTTCCCAACAGGTGAAGATGGTGAGATGACCAATCAACTCGAACTACTATGGGACGATGTACGAGCGCAGTTTAACTTTGAAGTAGATGCTGAGATTGACAAGACGGCTGATGACGCACAGAAACTAGAAGGACTTATGAAAGTTGCTGAACTTAAAGCATCAGACCCAACACTTGAACAAGAGCTTGCTAAATCTGGCAAGAAACTAAACATTGGTGAGTTATTCGGTGAGATTATAAAGCTGACTACTGATAACGAAAAGATTATAACCGACTCAAGCCCAGAAGAGACAGTTGATGAAAACGGTCAGCCAATTAACCCTGAACAATCCCAAGACCCTATGGCTCAAGCTATGCCACAGATACAAGATGGTACAGCAAATGATACAAGAGGCTATGCAATCACAGGAAAAGCCTACTAAAGCCATGTCTGAATCTATCCGCTTTACACCAGCAGACCTATCGCCAGCCGAACGAGCGCAAGTATTAGCCCAAGGTGGCGTACAAGCCGATGCAGACCCAACACTTAATGATGCTGAACAGGTAGCCGATATTAACGCTACCATGCAAGAGGGTCAGAGCGACATGACTCCTGAGATGCAAGCAAACATAGACGGTGTTATGCAGGAGTACGGAGTTGACGAACAGACAGCGATTACAGCCCTTGCAGCAGAAGCGCAGGGACTAAACCCAGATGATGTGATTAAACACCTACAGGGATTACGAGGAGGTCAGTAATGTCAAGAGATGATAGTGCATTATATTCAGGCGTATCAAGTGCTAGTTTTGGTTCGACCAGAGAGCAACAAGTATTAAAAGATAAAAAAGAAACATCAAGCGAGAACCGAGCAAGATTAAAGCCGCACGCTGAGATTGTTATGGCTGAAATCCAAAAAGAGATTGACGACCTAAAGACCATGGAGATAGTAGATGTTAAAGCTATCATCAGCAATACAGTAGACCCAGATAAGACTCTATCTATCATCATGTTTGGTCGTGAAGAAGCCCGTGAGCGTTTGGTTAGTGTTAAAGCACGACTAAGTAACATATTGAGAGATAACAAACGATGAACCCACAATCATACGCTGAACGCCAAGCCGAGGTGAAGTCTGAGCAAGAGGGACTATCTAAAGATGAGGTATTAGACCAGATGCAATCAAAGTCTGAGTATGCCATCGACCTAGATAACCTGCCGAAGACTGACCACAACTGGATAGAGAGGGGCATTAAAGTATCGTGCGAGGGAGCGAGACATCCACACCACAGTCATTTTCTAGTGAAGAGGTAGCGACAAGTCATCCTATATGGATGGTTTATCATTACCCCCTTCGGTAATAAGCGTCGTGGCTATAACATTGAGGCTCGTCACCTATATAACGACAGATAAACAAAAGGAGAGAAAAATGGATGAAGATAATTCACCAGTAGCAGATGAACCTACACAGGTTGCGGACGCACCAATCGAAACCGATAGTAACACAGGCGACCCCGAAGCTGACCTAGAAAGCATCGAGATTGACCTAGAAGCACTTGAGGCAGCAGAAGCTAAAGAAGAAACTAAAGACGATGAGTCGGAGGATGAACCTGAGGATGATGCAGCGATTGAGCCAGAGGATGAAGAAGCAGAGGTTGAAGAACCAGAAGCTGAACAACCAAAGGAACTGTCTGACGTTGGACAAGAAAAAAGCCTTTAATAAACAACAGGCTGAACAGCGAATCCAAGAACGTCAACAACGAGCCGCATCACTCAAGGACTCACAACAACAATNTGTTGNTNATGCCGAGGATGATAAAGACCTTGTTGATAGACAGCTACGAGTCGAACTGTACGACATAAGGGTAGAGGCAAACACTAACAAGCTCATGAACGGTTACGAAAAAGCTATTAAGGACTTTGAAATCCTTAGTGATAGTTCGCCAGCGGTTCAAGCTGAATTAAACAAAGCATTGGATGATTTCCAAGCATTGTACGTTACCATCGATGCCTATGGCAACCCAAGAGAAGTACGTGGCGATTTGTATTCATATTTACAAAATAAAGCAGACTCTATCTCAAACCTTACAAGTCTCGGTGTCCGCAAACAGGAAAAAAGCAAGAGTAAAGAGAAATCTAAAACGATTGTTACCCCCTCACGTGCGCCAAGAGAGCCAAAGGTCGATCCCGACCTAGCCGCTTTCGACGAGGAAGCATACAGATAGATTGAAAGGATAATTCAATGGCTATCAATTTAGCATCAAAGTTTGAATCTAAGACAACTGAACTACTTAGAGCAGTTGCTAAAACAACTTCAATAATCAACAAAAGCTGGGATTGGGACGGTGTAAACGCAATTAACATTTACACACTATCTGACCCTGTAATGAACACATACAACCCAGTAGGTGCAAACCGTTACGGTGCGCCACTAGAAGTACAAGACCGTCGCCAGACATTCACACTGACTCGTGACCGAGCATTTAGTAACACCATCGACATGTTGAACTACCAAGACACGCTTGAAATTCGTAGGCCAGCTAAGTTCTTAGCACAGGCTATTAAGAATGTTCTAGTACCTGAAGTAGACGTATACCGCCTTGCAGTACTTGGTACAGCTGGTGCATTAACAACTGACTTCTTAGGAGCTACTGTTACTGCCCGTGCTGCAATCATCACACCTGGTGCAACAACATCTGTAAACGCATACAGCAACTTCACAACTATGACTGCTGCTATTACGGACGCTGAAGCTCCTGACAGTGGGCGTGTTGCGCTGATGACACCTACATACTACAACTTGCTCAAGCAAGGTGGTTTTGTATTGAACTCAGACATTGCGTACAAAGACCGAAAATCTGGCGATCTTGGAATGGTCGATGGCTGTGAAGTCGTAGTTGTGCCTGCTAACCGCATGCCATCTGCAACTGACCTAATCATCACTCACCCTGTTAACTTGGTTGCACCTGAAAAGCTACGTTCATACAAGGTAACTAAAGATCCTGCAGGTATCAGCGGATACCTTATTGAGTTCCGTATCCGTTACGATGCGTTCTTCGATCTAACAAAACTTGGAACATTAGCAATTCACAAAACAAGCTAGTATAATAGTTACATAACCCTTTAAGAAAGGAGGCAATAATATGACAAATATAATTGCACAACCAATTGCCACCGAAGCTCCTGTAAACAAATCTGCTGTTCTTGCTGAAGTAGAGGCTGACGCTAACTACATCACAAACAGACGATTCCGTGAACACTACGAATTGCAAGCTCACGAACAGTCGAAAAAAGCTTCAAAAGAAATAGAATCTAAATAGAAAGGTAAAATATAATGCCACAAATTAACCTAGTTGGTTTTGGTTTCGGAGAAGTCACGAACCGATCAGGAGCATACACTGTTGTAGCTGCTGATACTGGTACTGTCATCAATGTTACCGCTACAGCAACAATCACGCTTCCTGTCACAGCTCTTGGACTAAGTCCAATCATCCGTGTCGGTGGTGATGACATCACTGTTACAATCGCACCTGCTGCTGCTGATGGTATCGCAGGACAACTGCTTACATCTGTCGTAAACAAGGCACTGATCTTTACAAACTCACCTCGTGGTAGCTACGTCCAATTATTTGGAACTGGTACTACTGGTGTGACTGCATGGTCTGCTGTCCGACTTGACGCAAATGGCGCAACTTCATCGGTTACTAAACAAGCATAATTTAACTAGCGAGCGACTCAATATGACTGACTTATCAAAGCTGAAAGATATCCATGCCAATAACGCTAGTATAGCCTTGTCTGACGCACGTCATAAAGAGTTGCTCGCATCAGGGTTAAATGTATCAGATACAGTGCTTTCTTCAACGGAAGCACTGATACGATATTTAGAGGGGCATACCACTAAGACAGAGGTAGTTAATCAACTAAACTCTATTAGCACTCCTGATGTTAAGTTTGTTGTCCAGGCACTAAACATCCTTGACAATACACTTAAAAATCAGGAAAC